AATCTGTTGCAATTTCGATTCAAGATAGAAAAGCACAATTAATTAATGCTCAAGAACAAGCTAAAATACAAATTGAAACTGCAAAAAGAAATCGTCAGATTTTGGATGGTATGCTTCATTTTGTGACTGGCCCAATTGAGGTTATTGTTGGTATGGTTGATTTGATTGGAAATGCTTTCGGTCAAAAATTCAACATACGTGAACAAATGATGGATGCTATTGGCGATTTGCTTTTAGATTCAGACGAACAAGAAAAGAAATTGAATGAGGACATTGAAAAAAGTAAAGATGCACTCCTCACAATGGAGGAGGAATTTGCAGGTTATCAATTGTCCATTCAGGCAATGGATAAAAAGACCAGTGAAAACAAAAATAGTTTAGCTCAAAATGATCATAAAACTCAAAAGGAATTACAAGAAAAAGAATTAAAGCAAAAAGAAGATTTAGCGCAAAAAGAATTAGATGCAGCCAAAAAGCAAAAGGATTTATTAAAGCAAATTGAAGAGGAAGCACTTACAGAGCGTGAAGCATTAGCGCAAGAAATTCAAAACATTCGTCAAGGTGCTGAAGCTACTGAAATTCAAAATTTAAGGGATTCATATTTTACAAAAATTGCAATTGCTGAAAAAGAAGGTTTAGATTTTTTAGCATTAGAAGAAAAATTAGCGCAAGAAGAACAAGCCATTCGAGAGAAATATGCAGTGAAAGAAGTTGAGTTGGTCAAAATGACAACTGAACAAAAAATGCAATTGGCTCAAACTGGTTTAAATGGTCTAATGAATTTGAATGATTTACTAACTGCATCAGGTTTGTTAAATGCGAAACAATCTTTCAAAATAAATAAAGCGTTACAACTTACACAAGCGGGAATTGGTGCGGTGCAAGCGGTGCAAAATGTTTTGGCTGACCCTACCTTAATTGGTGGTACACGTTTTATAGCGGCGGCGGCGGCGGGTGTTGCAGGTGCTGCGAATGTCGCAAAGATTGCAGCAATGAAATTCAATCCAGGTTCTGCCTCAAGTCCTTCTGGTGGGGGTGGTGGTTCTATGGGCGCAGTTGGTAACGGTGGCGGTGGTTCAACATCCGCACCTGCCTTGGATTTGTCATTCTTGAACAACCAACAAACGAAAGCGCAACCGATACAAAGTTATGTTTTAGCTACTAATGTGACGAGCGCACAAGATGCACAACAAAAAATCTTAGACCAATCAAAATTAATAAAGTAATATGAAAGAAGAAGAAGTAAAAGTCATCGAATATACGATAGACGATAGCGGTTATTTAGGAGTTCACGCAATGAGCCTTGTTGAGAATCCTGCAATTGAGGTAGATTTTGTGGCATTGTCAAAAACACGCAAGGTTCAACAAGCTGCAATCGAAGAAGGTGAAAGAAAAATGGTCTATGGTGCGGTGATGATACCAGAGCAATTGATTTATAGAGTTGATACAATGGGTCGTGAGTACTACTGCAAATATTCAAAGGAAACAATCAACAAGATAGCGCAAGAATATCTCAAAAGAAATATGCATCACAACTCAAATTTGGAACACGAAATTCCAGTTGTTGGATGCACGGTTGTCGAGTCGTGGATAGTGGAAGGAGCGCACGACAAGAGCCAAAACTTTGGATTCTCATTTCCTGAAGGCACGTGGTGTATCGGTATGAAGATTGATAACGATGAGGTGTGGGCATCCATTAAGCAAGGTGATGTAAAAGGCTTTTCATTGGAGGGATTCTTTACTGAAATAAGTGATGAATATATGACTCAGCAAGAAATCGAAAAGATAATGAAGGAGTTAGAGAATGAATTGAGTGGGTTGTAATAAATTACACCAGTGCAGGTGTATGTTTACCCGACAAAAAAGGCCTCCACGTTTGGGGGCCTTTCTTGTGAAACCGAACTAAAACAAACTAAAAAAACACATTACAACGGAACAAAAATAGGTGTTTTGCTACTTATGATTAGAAAAAGTAAAACATAGATATGAACAAAGTAAGTGAAATCGTTTCCAAGTATGCAGATAGATTGAAAGCTTTTGGCATTCAGTTGTCCGCAGAAGGGGAAATCACAAAAGAAGCTCAGATGGCAATGGCCGTTTTAGCTGATGGCACGGAGGTATATTCTCCAGATGCTGAATTCAAAGTAGGTAGTGAACTTTTCATTATGGATGGTGACGGCAATCCCGTTCCTGCACCTGATGGAGAGCATACAACCGCCGAAGGTAAAATGATTGTAGTTGCAGGTGGTGTAATCACCGAGATCAAAGAACCAATGGAAGAAGAGCCAAAGGTTGAAATCGAAATCGAAGAGGAAAAGCAAGCTGCTTTTGAAGGTGTAAGCAAAGAAGAATTCGAGTCTACAATCAATTCATTGGTTGAGGCATTTGAAGCTAAAATTGCCGCATTGAATGCAGAGAAAGAAACTCTTTCATCTACTATCGAAAAGATGTCAAAGCAACCCGCAGTTGATAGCGTAAAGAAATCAACAACAGTTGCGAAAAGTGAGCCAATCAACTTGGCTAAAATGGATTCTAAAAACAGAATCTTCTCAATTATAAATAAGTATAAATAAAAATAAAAAAGAAAAACAATGGCTGATAGCTTAACCATTAACAGTTCAACCTACGCAGGTGAATTAGCGTTACCGTACATCAACGCTGCTATATTGTCTGGAGACACTTTAGCAAAAGGATACGTTACTCTTAAAGAGGGTGTAAAATACAAGGCTGTATTGAAGAAATTGTCCAACGCTGCATCTTTGGTACAAGCTGCATCTTGCGACTTTTCTCAAGCTGGTTCTTTGAATTTAGATGAGTCAGTTTTGACTGTATCTGATTTGAAAGTAAATCTTGAACTTTGCAAAGCTGAATTTGCACGTGATTGGGAAGCTGCTGCTACTGGTCGTGGATTCATCAATGATGTTGTTCCTGCAAACTTCTCTGATTTCTTGATTGGTTACGCCGCTGCTAAAGTTGCTGAAAACATCGAGTTTACTATTTGGCAAGGTAACACAACTGTTGGTTCTACTTATCCTGCTTTCAATGGTTTTGAAAAAACTGTGAATGTAGCTTCTGCTTGGTATCGTGCAGCATGGTCAGAAGGTACTGGAACAATGAGTGTTACAACTATCATTGCAAACTTAAACCAAGTGATTAACAACTTGCCAGTTGCTTTGATTGGTTCACCTGAAACAAAGTTGTATATGAATCGTCAATCAGCACAATTCTATCGTCAAGCGGTAGCTGCTGAAGGTTACTTGCAACAATTCCAAGCTTCATCTGATTTCAATTTGCAATTCAACGGATATGACATTTATGTTTGTCCTGGAATGAGCAACGGAACTGTAATCGCTGCACAACCTTCTAACTTGTTTGTTGGTGTAGATGCAAACTCTGATTTCGCTGAAGTGAGAGTTGTTGATATGTCTTTGACTGACGCATCTGACAACGTACGTATGGCAATGAGATTCCGTGTAGGAGTTCAAGTTGGTGTATTGGGTGACGTTGTTTATTGCTACAACGATTAATTTAACCACAAGTAAAGGGGAAGGTGGTTAGTTCTACCTTCCCTTTATTTTAACTAATAAAAAAAATATAATAATATGGCTTGTGAATTAACCGCAGGATTTCTATTAGATTGTAAAGATACAATCGGAGGAATAAAAGCAATATATGTTCAACAACACGCTGACTTTTTGAATGGTGTGAGTGTTGATCCAACCACTTTGGAAATTGATGGTTTATCAACTGCATCCGTTTACAAATATGTATTGCCAAAGCACACAGGTAGCTTTACCGAGGAGGTAGCTTCAAGCGTTGAGAATGGTACAATTTTCTATACTCAAACCGTTACCGCAACTTTCTTTAAATTGACTGCTGCACGCAGAAAGCAATTGGAGTTATTGGCTAAAAATCGTCTTGTTGTTTTTGTTCAAGACAACAATAATAATATTTGGATGATTGGCCGTATGGATGGTGCTGAAGTAACTGCTGCATCAACTGCTACTGGAGTTGCCAAAGGTGACTTGAATGGCTACACAATTACCTTTACTGCTGAAGAAAAGGATAAAGCTTATCGTTTGGAATCTTATAGCGATGATCCATTTGATAACTTCAATACTATCAACGTTGTAGCACCTACAATTTAATTATATTTGTAAGTAGATGAATTACTTACAGACAAATACTGCATCTCAAAACCTCCTTCTCTCTTTAGAGGAGGGGGCTTTGCTTTTACCAACGTTTGAGTATTATTTATTGATACTTCAAAACGAAATTACATTAGAAAAATTTGCGGTTATTCCAACGCTAATTAGTACAAATGAAAGAATCTCAATTTTGTCAATTAGTACAAATGCAGATGATGCCGTTAATGGCAGCATTCTCATTACTGAAGGAGGTCGTTATAACTACGTTATATACGGTCAAAATTCGGTTGGCAACCTTGACCCTACTTCTGCTGATGTGGTTGGAGAGATTAAGCGTGGCTATATTGAATTTAATACGCTAACCGCCTACTTTGACCAACCATCACTAACCATACCTAATGACATCGAATACAATGGATAATATCCTTTCAAATATAAAATCAAGAGTCGGCGATAAAGTCGAAATGGCTAAATACGTAAAGATTGCACCCATTGAAAAGGAAAATGTATCAAGGGGATGGGTAAATTTTGGTGAGGCTAATATGTATCCACAATATTTGATTGAGTTACAAAGTGAATCGCCAGTACACGGATCAATTGTGAACTCAATTAGCCAAATGATTGCAGGGAAGGGAGTGAGTGGTGGTAATGATACCGCTAATGCGTATTTGAGTGGGTTAAAAATTGATTCAATTATACCGCATATATCAAGAGACCTTAAATTATTTGGAGGTTATTATTTGGAGGTTATCTGGTCAATGGATAGAACAACCATTGCGCAGGTTAATCATTTGCCTTTTGAGAATTGTCGCCTTGCGTGTAGTGATGAAAATGATGATTTGATTGGTGTTTGGTATTCGAGAGATTGGAGCGATATGCGGAAAAAGAAAAACACACCGCATTTTATTCCAATGTTTGATGAAGAAAATAAAGAGACTTGCCCAAAACAAGTCCTTTTCATACATACGTTAAAAATGGGTAGTGAATACTATCCTAAACCTGATTACATTGGTAGTGTTAACTACATTGAACTTACAAGACAAATTGGAGAATACCACGTTAACAATATTCTCAACGGATTTTTTCCTTCATTGATTGCGTCTTTCAACAATGGCATTCCATCTTTGGAAGAGCAACATATGATTAAGAATCAGTTACAGATGTCCATTCAAGGTGCTGAAAATGCAGGAAAGGTATTGACATTTTTCAATGAGGAAAGAGATAGAGGTGTTGAATTCACAGCGTTTCCAATTAACGATGCAGATAAGCAATATCAGTTTTTGAGCGAAGAGTGTACAAAGCAAATTATGATTGCTCACAGAGTCACATCACCTTTGTTATTTGGTGTTAGAGATGGCGGTGGATTGGGTTCAAATACCGATGAAATGAGAACTGCTTTGTTCATCTTTCAGCGTCAAGTAATTGAGCCTTTCCAAAGACTAATTGAAGATGGAATATCCATCATTTGTGAGGCATCCAATGTGGTTGCAACTCCAAAAATTATTTCAAATGAAATTTTGGAAGTACAACCAGTTGAAGCGCAGCAATCAGCAGTAAAAAAAAAAGTTGAGTGCGAACACCAAAGCGTTTCTAAAATCTGTTGTTCAGCAGGAAATGATTTTACAGATGAGGAAGGTAGAATCTTCATTGATGAATTGAAAAGCAAAGCGGAATACATTGATGTTGAAGAATGGGAATTGATTAGTGAAGAGGATGTATTAGATCCTGAGAATGAATTAAACTACACCTCACAACTATTCAACAAGATGCCATCAATGTCAGATGCGAATGGTGGAGATAAGTCACAATGGGGTGATGCAGGACTTTACAAATTACGTTATGCATATTCACAAAATCTATCTGCTAACTCACGTGAATTTTGCGTTGAAATGGTAGGATTGTCAAAGGCAGGAGCGGTGTTTAGATACGAGGATATTGAAAATATGAGTGAGAAAGGAGTTA